AGAGTGTGTTTAAAAGTCAGGCATTTAATAAATATGCACAACAAGCATTTAAAAAAGATGTAAAAGGAACTATAAATAGAGGTGAGATACTGACTCAAATCGCTTTGAATACTGTATTTGGAACGCTGAATATGTTTCGTCGATGGACTACAGCAGCGATGCTTGGTGGTCAGTTTGCACCCAACACTCGCTTCTTTGGGTTTAATCGTTTGACTGCTCCATTTATCCTTGCAGGTACTGTATTGAATGCTCCTTTGAGATTGCCTTCAGTTGCTAGAATAATAGGCAGATCGTTTGATATGGGTCTAGAACGACCAGCTAAATCAGCGTTTAATACATTTATGAGAAAGATAGGTAAACCACATGTTTGGGATTTATCGGCAGCAAACAAGTTGCAGTTTGCACCACCGGAAGAAGTTGTGGTGTTTGCAAAGGATGGTGCAAAAAGAGATTATACGGCAGGAGAACTACGACGTATTATTAATGAAAGTGGTATGGAATACTCTCGTGCTGATGCAGAGTTTTTTGATTCAGAAGTAAATGCAATGTTGATAGAGCTAGGTATAAATGAGCAGGGTTTGAATCGATATAGGTCACAACAACCATTTTTGCGTAATAATCCATGGTTGTATGAAACGGGAAAAAAACTATTAGAGAATGCACGTACATCGCAAAACAATATATTTACACAGCTGTCTAAGTATCAAGATAGTGAGCTACGTCGTGTTGCATTTGTTGAGTATTTACGGAATGGTTATTCTCTTGAAGAAGCAGTAGCAGCAGGCAAGTCATCGATGTTGGATTACAGTATTTTGTCTGATTTTGAAAAACAACATATTAGTAATGTCATATGGTTTTATGCGTTTCAAAGAACAATGATGACCAGTCAGATTAACGCTATATATAAAAGTGTAATGACAGGTAAACCATCGTTGTCATTGCGAATGTTGAGGTCACAAGATGTGTTGAATCGACAGATGGCCGAAGATTACAATGATTATACAAATCAACAGTTAGGAAGAGTATACAATATTTTTGCTGGTCAAATCGACAAGATACCTTTGACAGTTGGTGGTCCACCCAATCCTCAAATGCAGTTGTTGGATGTAATCTCTACAGGGCTTGTGGCTAGTCAATCATCAGAGTTAGCAGAAGCATTGTTTGTGTATCTTGCAGAACAGAAACCATATATGGGTATATATATAAAGTATGAACGTGCAAAGGAGTCGGGAAGAATACCACCATTTCCATCATATTTACAGTATGATGCAGAGGCATCTGGTAATCTTGAGTATTTTATTGAACGGTATGGTTTGATACCCAAACGTAAAATGCCAGGAAAGACATTGACTATGGGGTCAGAAGAAACTGATGCAGGTGTATTGTATGATTTTCCTGATGGTGAAAAAGGATTGCAAGGTTACAAACGTTATTTGTATGATGAAGCTGCAGGATTGACAGCAGCAGGTGTACTTATACGGCAAGGTTTGGATGTGTTGTCAAGAGAAGAAGGTATACCAGTTAATGATTTGATTGTTCGATTGTTTGGTCAACGTTTTAAAAGAGATTTGACCAAGGCAGAAATGTTATCATCGAAGCGTGGGGATCGAATCGTAACTCCAGAGGGAGAAGAGGTTGTACCTTTTGAGGGTAGATACTTAAAGAGTGGAACGATACAAGGTGGAAAAATCTCAGAAGTATTTGAAGGAGACACACAAAGTGCTATATTATGGTCATTGTATCAGTTAGGTTTGGCAACACCTCTCAAGGGTGCGCCAGCTGAAAAGAACATAATATATCAGCTAAATCGTGTACACAGAGCATTGGATCAGGCTGATAAGGAATCGCAATGACAACCCCTAGAAAACTTGTACAGTATTATAATGCGCCCATCAATACGAACTGGCAGGTTTTTGACATCATACCATCATTAAGAGAACGTCGGCAAAGTTTACCTGTACTTGGAGGTACATTGAGTGCAGTAACAATCTATGGTGATACATTGTCAGGAGCGAATGCATTAACTGTACGTATTACTGAGGATAGTTATGGTGACATGTGTATTATAGGAGACACACAAGTTGGTATGTCGTTGGGGATTACAACAGCAACAAAGACATCGAGTGTAATAAAGATTGAGATTGATGTTGCAGATACATGGCCCAGTCATGTGTGGATAAAAACAGATACTGGTACTTTGAATGTCAGACAGATAAAACTAACGTGGAGAGTATGATGGGAATATCATCGAACGTAGATGCATTTGGTGATGGTGGTGCATTTGGTGATGGAGATATATCAGATGACTTGTCGTCACAAATAGATGGTGTTTCCAACAGTTTTGTGACTACGTATGCCTTTAATACTTCGAGCATTGTGATATATTACAATGGAGTACGGCAGAGAACTGGAGTTGAAGTGACTGTAATAAATGCTCGTACTATACAGTTGGATTTTGTACCTGAAAGTGGTACAACCATTGTAGCTACATACAAAACAATCTAGGGGGTAACCATGGCTATAACTCTTGTAAGAAATCAGTTGGTTGATTCGATTATCAACGAAAATAAACTTGACAATGGTGCAGTTGCATTTGCAAAACTGAAGTCTGCTGATGTGGAAACAGATCTTGCATCTTCAGCGTCTGCATCTAAACTTGCTACTGCTGCTGCAATCAAAGCATATGTTGATGCACAAGTACCAGACACTTTTTCAGGTGGAGACGGTATTGCTATTGATTCGTCTGGAGATCCAGATGTTATTGCTGTCGATCTTGCTACCAATCCTGGGCTTCAGTTTACTAGCGGTAAGCTTGACGTAAAGGTTAAGTCTGAGTCTGGTGGATCTATTACTAAAGATGCCAATGGTCTTTACATTGCAGACAGTGCTATTGGAAATGCAAAACTGGCAAACAGCACTATTTCTGGTAAGGCTCTTGGCGCAAACCTCGACAGTCTTTCAGCTGGTCAAGGTATTTCTATGTCAGCATACAACGGTTCTGCTGCTGTATCTGATTTGACTGTTGCTCTTGATGGTTCTACTCTTTCTAAGTCAGGGTCTGGTGTTAAGGTAGCTGATCTTGGAATCGGAGAAGGTCAACTAGCAGCAAACGCTGTGACCATTACCAAGTTTGGGATGCGCCCATACATGGATGATTTTTCTCCTAATGGTAGCACTGCTACATTTACTTTGTCTCAACGTATTCCTGCTGCAAGTCTGTCTGATTTTGCACAAGGTGTAAAGGTATTCCGCAATGGTCAACGACTTTTGCAAAAGGCTTCTTCTCCGGCCGATTCTTCTGAATACACTGTAACTGACAATGGGTCTGCAACAATCGTTACTTTGGGTGCAAATCCTGCAAACGGTGAAAAGATTATTGTTGATTACTGGACATAGTAAATCAATCTTTTGTGTTGGGTTGGGCGGCTGATGTTATAATACTAACGTCAGCCGCTTTTTTTGAGGTGATGTATGAGTATAGATAAACAAAAAGTATTGGAACTTGTGTTGGGTCAAGGCGGAGCATTGGTTCTTGCTTGTATTGCTTTGTGGTATATATCTCAGTTATATGTTGATCAGATAAACGGTATGATGGTACGATGTGATGACGATCGAAAGATGTATCAAGAACATATGTTGAGATTGTCTGAACAGTTAGATGTAATGTCAGCAGATATCAAGGATATAAAGGATGCCAAAGTCGATAAATAAAAAAGCAATGAAGTGCAATCGTCCTCGCCCTTTACGCAAGGGTGAGCCAGGATTTGGTAAAAAGAAAAAGGTTGTGCTTGGTTGCAAAGCAGGTCGTCAGAAGTTGATTAAGTACGGTGCCAAAGGGTATGACCATAACTATAGTCGGTCGGCAAAGAAGAGTTTTCGAGCTCGTCATGGTTGTGATTCAAAGACTGATAAGACGACAGCAGGTTATTGGGCTTGTAAAGATTTGTGGTCGAAAGGTAAAAAAACTAAAAATCCATCGGCAAAGAAACGAACAAGGAGATAATATATGTCTTGTCAGTGCAAAAACAATATGTCTAACATTTATGGAGGTTCCATGTACGGTAGTAAAAAAACAAAGAAGAGTAGTAAGAAACAAAAGAAAGCATACTCAAGTGTAAAGCCACGCAAAGGTGGACAGAAAAAACCAAAAGCCTCGTTTCGTGGTTACAGTTACAAGGAAATATAATGGCACCCAAGATTACAGTAGAGCCAGCGAGCTGGTTAAAGATTTTTGCATTGGTTGGTAAACTTGTGCGCTATGCGCAAGGTGGGTTTACTGCTGATGAGAAAGCAGAACTGATTGATGATTTGCTTGAGGTCCTTGGTGTATTGGCTACAGATATAGGTGAGGACTTACGCAATGAGGACCATTAAAAAGATAGTGGTACATCATTCAGCATCTAAGCCTGAGACTACAGTTGAGCAGATCGATTCGTGGCACAAGGATAGAGGATGGTGGGGCATTGGTTATCATTATGTGGTAGATCATAATGGTGAGATACAAGAAGGTCGTCCGATTGAGAAGTCGGGTGCGCATACTCGTGGTGAAAATAAAGACAGCATTGGTATTTGTGTGACCGGTAACTTTGAGGATTATCATTGCCCGAAGTTTCGATTTGATGCGCTTGTCACTCACATTCAAACCTTGTTGTTTACGTATGACTTGGATTGGAACGATGTGTATTATCATCAGGAGTTTGCAGCGACGGCTTGTTGCGGTAAGTTTTTGATTGAGCAGTTACGCCAATATCGAAAGGGTCGTGTTACACCTGGTGGAAATCAATGCACATAAAGAAGTTTTTATCTTTGTATTTACAGCATGGGGATTTAAAGAGTATTGCCAAAGCAGCTGGTATACATCCCAACACTGTGTATAGTTGGATAAAGAGTAGAAACAATCCACACATCATGTCGCTTGTGTGGTTTTTTAAAGCGATAGCACAACAGAAAGATGTGTCATATGAAATGATGTGGATAGAGTTTGTGTATTTGCTTGAGGGCAAAGAGGATCCAAAGGCTGCTGCTCGTCAGTGGAGACGAGAGTATATTGATGCGCTTGTCAT